GGGGTTGACTTTAATATGTCAAACCTAGAGCAGAAAGGCTTACCAGCTTTAACTGCTGGCACTGTTAAAGTCGCTACTGACCAGAACATGCTAATGGAGGCGGAAGCTTCTACCACTGTTGCTTTAGCTGATGTTGGCGCTAATGCTGATATTGTAGCAACAACCGCAAGTGCTTCAGGTGGCTTGGTTAACTCGAACATGACAGTTAACACAACTTCACCGGGAGCAGCAACCGCCCAAATTCGCATTGTAGGCTTAAAAGATGGTGACACCGCATCAGGTGCAACTATCATTTGCCGCATTAACGAATCAACTAACCAAGCAGTAGGAGTATAATATGTCTGGGGTAATTACAACTGGTAATATTAGTCGCCTGTTAGTTGAAGGCGTAAAGAACGTATTCGGACAAGCTTATGAGCATCACGATAAGCAGTTTGATCGTTTATTCGACACTGAGACATCACGTAAAGCATTTGAACAAGACCAACAATTTGAAGGTTTTGGTTTAGCTCCGGTTAAACAAGAAGGTGCAGGCGTTGCTTATGACTCACAACAAGAAGGTTTTAGCCCTAAGTTTCAAAACTTGACGTATGCTAAAGGTTTCATTGTTACTAAAGAAGCTATGGACGATAACCTTTATGGTTTATTTGAACGTCGTGCGCGTGCTTTAGCGTTCTCTATGCAACAAACCAAAGAGAATGTAGGCGCTAACGTTTATAACCGTGGCTTTAACTCTGCTTTCTTAATGGAAGGCGGTGACGGTAAAGAATTATTTGCTACAGACCATATTAATGGTCCATCAGATAATTCAACGTTTAGTAACGAGTTAGCAACACCGGCAGCATTGTCTGAAGCATCATTAGAAGATTTGTTAATTCAAATTAATGAAGCTACTGACCCTCGCGGCTTACGTATTGCGTTAAAAGGACAACGTTTAATTGTCCCACCTAAGTTAAGCTTTGATGCAGAACGTATTTTGAAATCTGTATTGCAGAATAACACAGACTTTAACGCAATCAATGCTCTACGCTCTACCGGTATGTTGCCAGAAGGTTATATGACTAATAACTATCTGACTTCAAACACTGCATGGTTTGTCAAAACTAACGCTCCTGACGGAATGAAGTATTTCACTCGTCAAGAAGTTGACTTTGATCAAGACATGGACTTCGGTACAAGCAACGCACGTTTCAAAGCTGATGAACGTTATTCGTTCGGTTGGTCAGATCCGCGCGGCGCTTACGGTTCAGCAGGCGTATAACGAAGAGGGGCTTCGGCCCCTTTTTTAAATTGTTTTATATGATATACAGGTAATATTATGCGCTCTTCATTAATCTTTGATGCTGAAACTACCAAACAGTTTGCAACTAACACACGTCGCGGTACTGATTACACGGCTACGATTCAAAACCTATCAGGCCAAAGTATTACCATTACGGTGACAAACCAAAATATACAGGCTCCAAACCCTGAATTTGATGTTCCTGCATCCGGCGCATTAGTAATTGCTAGTGGCGCTATTGGCATATTAAATGAACCTTATGACGGTTGGCTATTAACTGCAGGCGCTCCTGCTACTGGAACGGTTGAGATAGTAGAGGCAGGATAATGAAAGGAAAATTAAAGCTAGGGGATCACTGGGCTATTAGCGACATATCTGGCTTTAAATTCCCTGCATCTGAAATGAAGAAATTGACCGGTGAACAAGCCGGTCTTTTGTGTCACTTCTCAGAATGGAATCCAGCACACCCACAATTAAAAATTAGATCTAGAGAGGATGACCAGAGCGTTAAAAATGTCCGCTTACGTCCTCAAGATGAATTCCCAGATCAAATAACACAGGATGATTTATAATGCCTACCAGTGGAGAAACAGTATTAACGTTCACAGCTCTTCAAATCATCAATAAAGCATTTGGAAAGATTGACGTTAAGGTTGCTGAACAAGCTTTAGAAGATGACGAGCTTCAAGACGGTATTGACGCTTTAAATCTAATGAAAAAAGCATGGGGCGCTCAAGGTCTTCACCTATGGACTAAAGACGAAGGCGTTTTATTCTTAGATGCTGGCAAAACAGATTTTAACCTCGGCCCTTCTGGTGATGAGGCATGCCAATTTGATGATTTTATAAGCACTACATCGACAGCGGCAAAGGTCGCAACTGATGTTATTATTGATGTCACTGATTCAGCTAATATGCTTGTTGGTGATAAAATAGGCGTTGAATTAGACGATAATACTCGCCATTGGACCACGATATTAAACGTAAATAGTTCTATTCAGGTCACATTAGCCGACGCTTTGCCTTCTGCGTCAAAGTCAGATAGCACTATATTTACCTTTACCAAGCTAATTAGCAGACCTCAACGTGTTTTATCTTGTCGTCGAAATACCTTCGGTCAAGATAACGAAATACCTGTTTTATCATGGAGTCGTAACGAATACTTTAATCAAGTCAATAAACTATCTCGCGGCACAGTGGTAAATTGTTACTATTCTCCACAATTAGGCAATGGTCGTATGTATGTATGGCAAACAGCTAACAACGTAAATGACTTGCTTAGGTTCACCTTTGAAAGACCAATGAGTATAATTACTGAAGGCGATGACAGTTTAGATATTCCTGAAGAATGGTACGAGGCTGTTATTTATGGCTTAGCCTTTAGGTTAGCTGACGATTACAACACGCCACTAGCAAAAGCTGATCGCATCGGTCAAAAAGCTAACCAGTTCCTAGATGATTTATTAGGCTGGGATGAAGAAATGGAGTCTTTAAACTTACAACCGGACTTTGACTAATGCCTAGAGTAGCAGTTCCAATTCCATTAGGGTTCTATCAAAGCCCAAGCCCTACTATGTCTATTCAGCGCTGTATCAATTGGATACCGACGGTAATAGAAAAGCCTGCACTTAATCAAACCGCTTTGTTTCAACCTTCAGGTATAGTTGAGAGAGTTCAAACGGGTTTCGGTGCTTGTCGTGGCACTCGAACCGTTAAGGGCGTGCCTTATTTTGTTGTAGGTAATCAACTGGTTTCCTTTAATGAAAACAATACGATTAATACTCACGGAACAATAACCGGCACTGCTCGCGTATCAATGGCTGACAATGGCACTCAATTAGTAATTGTTGTTCCTGGTGGTGATGCTTACGCATTCAATAACGAAACCAGTATATTAACCAAAGTAACAGACCCAGACTTTCAGTTATCTGATAGCGTGGAATTTTACCGTGGCTTCTTTGTTTTCACTACTACAGACGGTAAGCAGTTATTTGTATCCAACTTAAATGCGCCTTTGACATTTGACGCTTTGGATTTTGGAAGCGCGGAAGGCGACCCAGACAGAATAATTACACAGGTTGTTGATCATGATGAATTGAAGATTATCGGTTCAAAAACAACTGAAGTATTTAGAAGCGTAGCAACTCCTGACTTCCCATTACAAATAATACCTGGAGCATTCACCCAGAAAGGCGCTCATACTAAGTATGGTGCGGTTAAATTTGATAATACTTACATGTTTATTGGTGGTGGAGAGAATGAATTAACCGCTATTTGGCGTCAAACTTCTAACGCTTCTGCTATCAAAGTGTCAACTGATGCCATAGATAACGCTATTCAAAAGTTTAATGAAGATGAAATAGCTAACGCTTTTACAATGACGTTTTCTAAGAAAGGCCAATTTTTCGCTATATTCACCTTTCTATCTAATCGCATACCTGGTCAAACGTTTGTTTATAACGGTACTGCTTCAGCGCTTGCAGGCTCCCCTGTATGGTTTGAATTCCAAACAGGTGTAACCAATAACTCATGGAGAGTAAACGCAATAACTAAGGCTTACGGGCGCTTATATTGCGGTGACGCTATTGACGGGCGTATAGGTGAACTTGTAGATGATGTTTATACTGAATATGAAGAAGTTGTTTTTAGACAAGCAGCATCACAACCATTTTCTATTGATGACTTTTCTGTATTCGCCGGTGAAGTAGAGGCAACTTTTCAATCTGGCGTTGGCCTAACTACTGGTCAAGGCTCTAACCCTATTGTAAGAATGGACTTTTCAGACGATGGCGGAATGACGTTTTCTAGTGAATTCAGTCGGTCTATTGGGAAGGTGGGCGAATACGGGCATGAAACCGTATGGCGTAGACAGGGAAGAGTACCAAAATTTAGAACAATTCGATTTACTATTACGGACCCTGTTAACGCTAATCTAATTAGGATTGCCGCAACACCAGAAAAAGGTGTTCAATAATGGCTAACATAATCGTACCTGCCCGTAATGACTGGGTTGATACAAATGGTAACTTTACCTTGCAGGCCTTTAAGTTTTTTGAAGATCTTACGGAGTTAGCTAACGGTACATCTGTCGTAGTTGAATCAGGTGCATCACCTTCTACCTTCTCTGCTCAAGTTCAGCAAATAAGAAAAGAATTAAACGGTTTACCTAAATTCACATGTGACACGACAGGCTTTACGGCAGACTCTACAGAGTGGACAGCAGACAAGGACATAGCATAATGGCTCAAGAACTAATCAATGTTGGAAATGCAAATAAAAAGCAAGGTGATACACCTTTTGTATTCTGCCCTAAAATAAATAGAAACTTCACAGAGCTTTATACATCAGGCGGCTTAACAAATGTTATTCATGTTAATAGTGCTGCTGACTTCCCCGATGCCGTTGGTGGCGTGCGCGAACTAGTGCAATCTCCTGGTTTGGCATACACCTATATATTAGGCGCTCTTGAGGTTGACATGGGTAGTGATACATTCAGCATCACAGACGGGCAAGTGGTTATCATAGGTGCGCACAGGTCGAGATCAAGCATAACCACTACATCATCTGGTATCATGTTTGATGTTGATAATTCTGGATTTTTCCCTGAACTGTTTGGGGTAAGATGTCCAAATGGACAAGTTGTAGAGTTTACTAACCCATCATTAGGCACTAACTCTTTGGTGTGGTCTAACTTTATAGTGTTCTCTTGTGACTCTCTAGGGACTGTTTCAGGTGCTTTTGTGTGTAGTTTACGAACAGCAACTATAGTTTCCTGTACTACTAGTGGGCTAACATTCTTAGGACCTGACAACGGGCAACTTAATATGTCTAATGTATTAGGTTTAGGTTGGGCGGGCTCTCTTATAGATTTGGGAACCGCTACGTTTGATATTATTAACATAGCGGCAAACAATAGATTTGTATCTCCAGTAGGCACAATCATCTTAAGTGGTATGGCTGGTAGTGCTAACTTAAACGCTGGTGGTAGAGCTTTAGTATCAAGCAATATATTTAACGGATTAGGCGCTCCATTAAGCGGCATATCCACTGAGGACTTGAGTTGGGATTTTAATAATAATGTTTTTGCCGACATGGTCACTCATAACACAAGAAATGATGCAGACGCTTTCTTAACTTCTACTGAAACGGTAACCATTGGCTCTAGCGGTGTTTATGTGGCTATAGGCGGCGTTAACTGGTCGTCATCAATAACTGAGCGCTTCACTGTATCCACAGCAGGTTTAGTTACTTATATCGGGCTTGACCAACTAGAGATTGAAATTCAAGCGGCATCAACCGTTGATAAAGTGGGCGGCGGTGCAGATAAAATATGCACAAAAATAGCTATTGATACTGGCTCAGGCTTTGTAGTTCAAGATAGAACTGTTGGTTGTACTGAGAATTCAACGCCAACAGGTGTTGTGTCAATGGGGTTCTTTGCTGTAAGCACAGGCGATCAAATTCAACTCTTTGTAGGTAATGAAGATTCCACTTCCAATATTGTTGTGAGCGAATCCACTATGTTAGTTAAGGCGATTTAAATGGCAACTAAGCAATTAGCAGATAACTTTGTTAACAATACGGTTGATACTGTTGAGCCAATATTTACAGCGGGTAATGTGGGTGTTGTTATTGAATCATTCACAGCGGCAAATAACTCAGTAGTTAACGCTAGTTACAAAGCATACATAAAGACAGCATCAGGATTATTACAGCCTCAACGCCCGTTTAAAGTCGTGGTATGGGGTGAAAGTGATTTAGGAATAGGAATAGTAAATCAAATAATTCCAGCGGGTGCTCAGCTAATGGTTGAAGCTTCGGCACTTGACTCTATTTACTTCACGGTAACGGGCAGAGAAGCAAGTTAGCCATATTAACTAAAATTTGGTAGAATTGACTAAACCAAAAGGGCTTATATGAATACATTATCTAGTGAAGAGAAAGGTTTATCTGTTGTTGGTGATATCTGCGTAAAGGATAAGACATCAAACAGAGATGCTATATTGAGATATGAAGATTATGCAAAAGACCTTCCTCAAGTAGATATACCTGTTATTCATCATATGCACGGTGGTATGTATGGCCGAGAAATCACCATCCCTAAAGATACTGTGCTAACAGGTCAGATTTATAAGTTCGATCACTTCGATATCATGATAAGCGGTGATATTACGGTTTCCACTGATGACGCTCAGGTGCTTAGATTTAAAGGCTTTAATATATTCAAAGCCTTATCGGGTAAAAAGCGTGCTGGTTATGCGCACGAAGATACTCGGTGGGTAACTTTTC